CTGACCCGCCTTACAACGTGGCTTTCAATGGCAGAAGCGGAAAACACGAAGTCATCAAAAATGACGATTTATCAGACTCAGATTTTGACGATTTCATTGATGGCGTATGTCAAACCATTAAGGCTGTAAATCCATCGGTTTATTACGTTTGGTGCAACTGGAAATTTTATGCGGCTTTGCAGGGAAAATTGGATTTCAAGGCTTGCATTGTCTGGGCAAAAAATGTTTTTGGCATGGGCAACGGTTACAGACATCAGCATGAGTTTTGTCTTTTCAACGGTCAAATTGATAAGTTTGTGAAAAACGAATCAGACCTTTGGGAAATAAAAAAAGACAGCAATTACGTTCACCCAACACAGAAGCCCGTTGCTTTGTCAGTCAGGGCATTTGGGAATCACATCAAATTGCTCAATGTCTTGGATTTGTTTGGCGGCAGTGGAAGCACCCTCATAGGCGCACAGCAAACCGGAAGAAATGCGTTTGTGATGGAGCTAGACCCAAAATACTGCGATGTCATCATCAAACGCTGGCAGGACTTCACGGGGAAATATGCAATACTTGAATCAACAGGAGAGACTTTCGGAGGCATAAAAGATGGCGCAGGGTAAATTATTCGTCCCAACAGAGGATCAACGCAGGATGGTAGAGGCTATGGCTGGGTATGGAGTGCCATTTGCTCAGATATCTGCTTTGATTGGTGATAATGGTATTGACGAAGATACTTTAAATAAGCATTTCAAAAACGAATTGGTCCAGGGCAAAGCCAAGGCTAATAGTAAAGTTGGTAAAACATTATTTGAAAAGGCGACTAAGGATGGTGGCGATACGGCGGCTATGATCTGGTGGTCGAAGACCCAGATGGGCTGGAAGTCTGCCGAAAATGAAAGTTATGGCGGTGGCATTACCGTAACGATTAAAGATGAAACCAAGTCAGGGATGACCATCGATTCAAATGTCGAGATCGAGTAATATTGAAATCCATTTGCCCGCTATGCACGGCGGTCAGATGGCGATTGATGAAAATGCTACGCGATTTAATCATGTCTGCTGTGGCCGCCGCTGGGGTAAGACTTATTACCTGGCAAGACTATGCGTCCAGGCTATGTTGCGCGGTCAATATGTGGGTATATTCACACCCAGCTATAAATACTTATCAGAAATATACAGAGAGGTTTACGACCTTCTCCAACCCATAAAGCCAGAATCAAACAAGACAGAGGGTGTTATTCGGATATTAACGGGCGGCAGAATGGATGCGTGGTCGCTTGAAAACCCAGCCGCTGGTCGTGGTCGAAAATACCATCGAGTGCTGATCGATGAAGCGGCCTTTGCCAAAGATGTTGAAATGAAAGCCACCTGGGAAAGATCGATCATGCCTACCCTGGTTGATTTCAAGGGACAATGTTTTGCGTTTTCTACTCCGAATGGGGTAAACCCAGACAATTGGTTTTACGAGATCAGCCAAGATCCGCTTTGGACTAAATTTAGAGCGCCATCGTCAACCAATCCCCATCTCCCAGGAGACGAACTTGAACGAATCAAAGAGACATCACATCCCCAGGTTTGGCAGCAAGAGTTTTTGGCTAAGTTTGTTGACTGGTCTGGGGTGGCTTTTTTTAGGCTTCCTGATCTTCTTGATGACGGACATCCTGTTATGGACGATATCAAGATTCATGGATCCGTTTTTGCAGTTATAGATTCTGCCCTCAAGTCAGGTCATTCCCATGATGGAACGGCTGTTTTGTATTGCGGAATGCAGCCAGGATATATGCGGGAAGATGGACACAAAAGACTGATCATTCTTGACTGGGACATACGTCAGCTAGATGGTGATTTGCTGATATCATGGTATCCAGAGGTCCAAGCGAGGCTTGAGGAATTGGCAAAAATCAATAGTGCCGTAATGGGTAGCGTTGGTGCGTTCGTTGAAGATAAAGGATCCGGTACGATTTTGCTGCAACAAGCAAATCGCGCTGGGTTACAATGTCACGCAATTGAATCCAAGCTAACTGCTATGGGGAAAGATGAGCGGGCATTGGCCGCATCACCTTATGTGGCATCTGGCCAAGTGAAGTTATCTCGCCGCGCTCATGACAAAACAATTAACTATAAGGGCGTTACTAGAAATCATTTCTTGACCCAGATACTGGGCTTTAGACTGGCAGATAAGGATGCTGCAAAAAGGCAGGATGACAGTTTAGACACCTTTACCTATGCTACGATATTAGCCCTTGGCGGCAACACCGGAATTTAACCAATGAGCCAAATCAATGTTATCGGCAGTGGATTAGATGAAACATCGCCGTTTTATCAAATCCTGATGACCAATTCCCTGACCCCAGGGGATGAGCCTAGTTATCAGATTTGTAAACTGCTCTATCTATTCCACCCGCTGGGCAAAAAGGTTATTGATTCTCCTATCTCTCGCGCCATGTATCGCCGCAGAGAAATCATAGTCAAAGAAGCCCCTGAGAGCGTTATTCGTCGTTATGAAGATGTTTGGGACGAGTTGCAATGCGATTATTACATTGCAGATTGTTATCGCTTGTCTCGCATTTACGGCATTTCATCGCTGGCGGTTATGCCGCAAGATGATATCTCTCCCGATACTCCTCTCCAGCCAGTGGAGCTTTGGTCGGGCAAGATTAAGTTCAATTCATTTGACCCTCTCAATACCGCAGGGTCAATGGTGGGTGTTCTTGATCCAAACAACCCTGATTTCTTAAAGTATTCATCTATCAGTGTTGCCGGCCAGTCTTACGCGCCAAGCAGAACGCATATCCAACTTTATGAGAATCCTGTTTATCTAAGCTACACCACATCGGCTTATGGTTATGTGGGCCGCTCGGTATTCAACCGCGCCCTGTATCCAATGCAATCATTCATTCAGTCAATGATTGCAGATAATTTGATGATGATTAAATCGGGCGTCTTGGTAGCCAAATTGAACCAGCCTGGATCCATCATTGATAAAACGATGGCTGCTGTTCAGAATCTGAGACTGAATATTCTGAAGCAAGCTAGGACAGGCAATACGGTCAGCGTTAAGCCTGATGAAGATATTCAATCGCTGGATTTGCATAACCTGAACTACCAGGATCAGAGAAAGAACATCCTTGAGAACATTGCCTTATCGCTTGATATGCCGCCATCGTTCTTAACGGGCGATTCATTGTCTCAAGGTTTTGGTGAGGGTGAACAGGACGCTAAATTAATTGCGTCATACCTTGATCGTGTTCGTTTGGATATGAAGCCGATTTATGACTTTGTGGACATGATCGTGCAGCACGTTGCCTGGAGTCCTGATTATTTCGCAACCTTGCAAAGCAGATACAGCGAATTCGCTGGAATATCTTACGATGAGTGGTTTTCTCAATGTCGCCGCTCATTTACAACGTGCTGGCCAGAAGCCTTGGAGCCTACCAAGAAAGAACGCACCGATCACCAGAAGAACCAATATCAATCGGTTCTTGAGGTATACAACACCATCGGCGCTGAATGTACTGGCGAGAATAAGGCCAGGATGATGGAATGGATCATCGGCAATCTTAACGAGGCTGAAGATATATTCCCAAACAAACTCAGCCTGGATACCGACGAGATCGGATTACGTTCAGCGCTTGGCCTTGATGAGCCACCAGAAGATAACGACGAGACATCGCCACAGGTTCCCACTCCTCACGCTCACTGATGTCTAAGTATTATTCTCGCGTAAAGGATATTCTAAAAAAGGCGCTAGAGGGTAAACCTTCGCGCCTATTATTCGTCGAATTATATTCTGCGCTTGAAAAGGCAGAGCCGACGATTAATGTCAGAAAGAAACTAGAAACTATCTGGATTCGAGAAATTGAGGAAGAACATATCCTCAAAACAAATAAGGGCGTTACTTCATTTACTCTTGCCAGCATTAGGCCACAGTTACGCGATGAGTTGGATCGGCGTATCATGGCATCGGCCAGTCTGATTAAACTAAATAAACAGCGGGCCGTCGAAACAACTATGCAGCGGTTTGAAGGCTGGATGTCATCATTACCAGCGGTCCCTGAAGTTCGACGTGAGCAGACTGATGGATTAGCCGATGAGGCCCGCAAGATCGTTAAGCCGCTTAGACAATTGCCATTTGAAGAACGGCGAGTTGCTATTGATCAGGGACACAAGCTCATTGCTAACCTGAATCAGATCGTAGCGTATGATGGCGGCGCTATCGGCGCTTATTGGCATTCACACTGGCGCGAGTTAAATTACGATTATCGTGAAGATCACAAGGAATTGGACAAGGAATTCTTTTTGATTCAAGATTCACAAGCAATTCGTGATGGATTAGTCAAAAAGGGCGGCCATAAATACATTGAAGAACTGGAAGATCAGCCAGGCGAGGAAGTCTATTGTCGATGTTATTTCGAATACATTTATCGGCTAAATCGAGTGCCTGAAGAATGTTTAACCCAAAAGGGTAAGGAGACTATTCGTGCCGTTTAAGTCTGAAGAACAACGCAAGGCCATGTATGCGGCCGCCGCTGGCAAATCAACTTTAGGCATCCCAGAGGAAGTCGGAAAGAAATTCGTTTCTCATGGTGACGATGACGGCGAGGCAGCCCCAGCTTTACTGCCCGATATTACCGAACTCGATGTCATGCGCGGAATCCGCGATGAGGCTTTAGCCAGTCCNCAGCAATTCGGGGATGTTTGGTTATTTGCNATTCGCGTATCTGGAACGGGNTATGCGGAACGTGCNTCCGGTGAAATTGGATTCAAATCCCCCTCCGATTATTTAACCAGTGAATTTATGACAAGGTGTCAGGGTCTTCCAGTTGTTTGGGAACACCCTGCTGAGTTATTACTCACAACAGATTCATTCCGCAATCAAATTGTTGGAACTAGCGTCTTACCATATATTCGTAGCGATGAAGTTTGGACTATTGCTAGAATATATGATAAAGAAGCTGCACAGCTTATGCAGGAAAACCAACTAAGTACCTCACCGGCTGTTAGTATCAGCAATGCCGCTACAAAAATCGGCGATGTACTCATAGAAGGCAATCCTGTGTATATTGACCATATCGCTATTTGCCAGCAGGGGGTATGGGATAAAAAGGGAAACCCAACTGGCGTTAGACTCGATTCCATGACTCATGAGGTAAATACGATGGATGAAGAAAAGAAAGAAGGCGAAGGTCTTCGGGAAACTCTTTCCAAATTGCTGGAAGAGCATACCGCACGGATCGACGCAAAGTTCGATGAAGTGCATAATCGCTTAGATGAAATGGGCGAGAAAAAAGACGATGATATGGATTCTTTGAAAGCCGACGAAAGTCTCGATCCTGAAGAAAAGGAAGAGGTTAAGGAGGAAATCGAAGAGGCTCATCATGTTGTTGAAGATGANGCCATGTGCGATAGCGCAGATGATGTCAAAGCCGATGACGACGACGATGAATCTAGTGACGAACCTAAAGAGGAAGAAAAAGTGAAAGATGATGCAAAAGG